ACTTAAACAGAGTGAACTAGATGCAGAGATTAAAGCTAACTTTGAAAATTCTTTCTTTATCGGTCAGAACTTTGTTGAGAGTGACTTTATACGAAAGTGCCATGTAAATGGTGTGTATCGTGTTTATAGTGATTTTGATGATGTTCTAGCAACTGATAAGCAAATTATAAAAATCAATAGTTTAACTCTTAATTTCAAAGAGGCACAGCTATGAGTTTACTTCCAAACAATTCAAGTTTAAAAGACCAGGGGTTCGCTCAACTGTTTGATAGTAAATCAAGAGTTGATTATAGCGACCTAAAAATAGATGTGATGAGTTGTGATAAATCAATACTTCCTCATGTTGCTTTAATGATTGGTGCAAATATTGACAATATGCTTGAGTTAGAAGCTAGAAGATATTTAAACACTTTTACTAAAAAAGCAGTTGGAACTGTTGGAGCTGTTGAAGATGCAATTAGCTCAACTTTAGATAATGCTGAGTTAGTTGAATGGTATCAAGACGAAGAGAGACTTCCTGTTGGTTTTTTTGGTGTGACCGTACAGGTACAAAATGATGAGTCTATTAAATATGATGAGAGATTATTTTCTACTTCTAAAAGAGTGATTAAAGAGAATAAGAATGTAAGAAGTAAATTAGACGGAATATTATTAAAACTATCAAAAGGCTTAGAAGTTGAAGTAGCTGGTGCTGGAGCATTATCAACAAAACTTTCAAATGAATTAAATCTTGATTATCAATCACATGGTTCTATTGGGTTTGCTGTTGCAAATGTAATTAACACTAGGTTGAATAATGATTTTATTCAAGATGAAAAAACAATAGAAATAAATACAGCTGGTGGAGGGATAATTGATGTGAAGCTAAGTAGTGAAATAGGGATTAATTATCCTCTAACAGACATTAAAATACAAGGAGCAGGAATATGGACAATTTAACAGCAACACCACATAAAGAGGGGTTGCAGATACTAAAAGATGAACTGTTTGGAAAAATACAAAAGTTTAGTCTTGTTGATGATGAGGGTGCTGTTTATTACACAAAAAATATTCATAGTTCATACTTTGATGATGAGGGTGTTTTAACAATTATTGTTTTAGTGCCAAAAGATGAACATTTTACAAAATGGAATAAAGCCGTAAGAGTAATTAGTGATGATAATTTAATCATTGCTGATGTTGCTACACCTGCTATTCAGTTTGTAATGGGTGTTGGTGGAGAACAAGTAATTAAATTAACAGTAAGTGGCGAAGCTGGTGTAATTAATTTTAAAGCTGATGAATATATTACACCTACTGAGGCTCAAGATTTATTTTTATTGCCACTTATAGCAAATACTAATATGAACTTAGTATTACAAACCAAACTAATAGAAAAAGGAATTATTAATGGATGAACTAACTACTGAAGTAAAGAATTTAAATATAAATGCAACACTATTACTTCAAAAATATGACGGTGCTTTTACAGCACTTGGTGTTGCTGGAGATTTAATTAAATTAGAACTTGAAGCTGTAATTGTGGACGCTGAAAATCGTCTTGAAAACTCTATTGTTGTATCAACTACAGCGATAACTGGTAATGATATTGTAGTTAATAGCTACTCTACAGATTTTACACTTAATGCTATTGCATATCTTGGTGGAACTATAGAAGTTGCACAATATGAGATAGATTGGGGCGATGGTACTGCAATTCAAACTGTACCAGCTACAAGTTCAGCAGCACTTACTGGTCATGTTTTTGCTGATGGTGCTTTAGATACTGTTTATACAATCAAAGTAACAGCTATTGATACACTTGGTAATAAAGGTGCTCAAGCAACTAAAGCTGTAACTATTGCTGATAATCATGCACCAACTCCACCAACTGTAACATCTACTGATGAAGTATCAAAACTTAAAACTTTTGATATTACAATAGCTGGTTCAACTGATGCTGATGGCGATAGTATCACTTACAGCTTATCATCAAGTAATTTTACTTTTTCTAAAGCAAGTGGGATAGTTGAAAATGAAGTCATTACAGTAACAGCACCTGATGTAGTAGATGATACTGCTTATACATTTAATGCAGTTGCTGTAGATGATAAAGGTATGTCTTCAACTACTAAAGTTACAACGGTTACGGTACTTAGTATCACTTATGGAAATATTGGTGTTGCTGGAGAGAAAGGTTTTGGCGTTGGGATTGCACCAACTTTACCAGTAGGATTTAGTGAGATGGTTGGCTCAACTGATGTAAATAGTGCTAATTATGGAAACTATACAGATGCTAGTGGTTCGGTTATGGTCTATATTCCAAAGTGTTTTTATAAAATTGATGGTAATAATATTTCATATTCTAGTACACCACAAACTGATTATGATTTAGAAAGAGCCTTTATTGATGGTGGTGCTGAACATGATGGTATTTTTGTTGATAAATATGGTTGTGGTAATGAAGATGGTGTGTTTGTATCCAAACAAGGAATTGACCCAGTATCAACACATGCCGACCATAATCCAGTAGCTTCAATAGACGGATGTAGTGAAAATACTTATGAACAAATATTTTTAGCTGTTAAATCAAGAGGTGCAGATTATGGTGTAACTCCAATATTTGTATTTTCAATGTTAGCAAGAATGTCAATAGCACATCAACAAGCTTCAACTGGTACTACTAATTGTGCTTGGAATGATATAGAGCCTTATGCACCAAAAGGATGTAATGATAATGCTTTAGCAGATACGAATGATACAGATTTAACTTTTACAGGTTCTGGTTATTCTAATTGTGCTTTAACTGGTAGTGCTTTAGTACTTGCTAAAACTACACATAACGGTCAAGATTGTGGAATAGCTGACTTAAATGGGAATATGTATGATATCCCTTCTTGTCTTACTAGAAATGATGCCGATGGGTTTATGGTTCTTAAAGAGAGTGTATTTTTTAAAGATATTGATTTAACAAATCTTTCTGATATTGCACTTTATGATGTTATTGATATTAGTGATGTGGTTAGTGGAAATGATGGCTGGACTTATTTTGGTAATGCTGATGAACATGTGTTTGACATGAGTGCTAGAACTGATATAGGAATTCCTTTATCTAGTGGTCATTCAGCAGACGGTACTTCAAAATTTGGTAATGATGGTTTATACAGATATTTAAAAGATGCAATGGTTCCGCTTGTCGGTGGGAGTTGGGGCGGTACTGCGTATGCTGGTGTGTTCTCTTTGCATTTGAGCTATGTTCGGTCGGGCTCGAACTACGCTGTTGGCGGTCGTGCCTCTGTAATTTTGTAGTTTGAGCGATAGCGAATGACTAACAAGGGCGAAGTAGTACTTTATAGAAAGTATTTTGAAATGATAAAACTGTTAAATACTTATCTTAATCATTTTCCAAAGCATGAAAAATATGCTTTGGCTAATCGCATTAGAGATAATGCTTATGAAGTGTATGATTTAATAGTTGAGTGTCAAAAGAGATACTATAAAAAAACTACATTAACCCAGTTAGATGTTTCGCATGAAAAACTTAGAATGCAGTTATATCTTGCTAATGAACTTAGCTATTTTAATTATAAAGATGGTCGTTTAGGTAGCGTGAACCCAAATAGGTATTTATCTATTTCACGCTTAATTGATGAGATTGGAAAACTAATAGGTGCTTGGATTGGCAAGTTAAAAACAGATGGTAATTTTAAATAATCATCTTAGGGGCATTGTATTGATATGTTTAGTTCCGCTTGTCGGTGGGAATTGGAACAATACTGCGAATGCTGGTGTGTTCTATTTGAATTTGAACAATGTTCGGTCAAACTCGAACAACAATGTTGGCGGTCGTGACTGTTACTTCAACCTGAAACTTCATAATGAATATACTGGAGTAAGAGGGATACAAGTTCCTGCGGTAAGCGAAATCTATAGAGGAGGATTATTTGAGTAGTATGAAAAGTGTTATTTTTGGTATCGAAAATCTAAACACCTCGAAAAAAATCGGGCATTTATTTGAGAAAGCATTTACAAGAGAAAATCTTTATATTGCTTATCTTGATACTATAAAAGGCAAAAGAAGAAAAGTTAAAACATTTAGGTTTGAAATGAATGTTGGTACTAATTTAGACACTCTTTATAACGAATTACATGATGGTAGTTACAAGCTATCGCCATATACTGAGTTTACGGTTTATGAACCAAAAGAGAGAATTATAAGAGCACCACATTTTAGAGACTTAATTGTGCAACATGCCATTTATAGAACTATATATACCATCTTTAACAAAACCTTTGTTGATACTAGCTTTGCTTGTAGAAAAGGTGGTGGTACTCATAAGGCTAGTGATTATACACAAAAGCAAATGAGAAAATATAGTGGCGATATGTACTATGTAAAACTTGATATTAGAAAATTCTTTTATTCAATAGATAGAGATATTTTAAGAACTCTATTTGAAAAGAAGATAAAAGATAAAAGGTTTATAGACTTGATGGTTAAATTTTCATTTATGAATAGTGACAAAGGTATTCCTATTGGAAATCTTTTAAGTCAACTATATGCTTTAATCTATATGAATGAAGTTGACCAATATATAAAAAGAGTTTTAAAAATCAAATCTTATGTTAGATATGTTGATGATTTTGTTGCGATTGGATTGACACTTGAAGAGGCAAAAGACTTTAAAAGCAAATGTGAAAAGTTTGTGCAAGATAAATTAAATCTTGAATTTAGTCATTGGACTATTCAAAAGATAAAAAAGAGTATTAATTTTGTTGGCTATAGAACATGGCGAAGTGTTAAGTTTGTTAGAAAACATAGTATGTATAAGTTTAAAAAAGCGGTTATAGGTGCAAAGGTACCAGCTGTATGTTCTTGTATCGGTCATGCTGTAAATACGGCAACGATGAAATATTACAAGAAGATACTAGATGATTTACCAACGCCAATTATCTTACCAAAAGGAGCGATAAGATGTTTAAATATGTAGCGTATAGAAAAGTGCCTACAGAGCATACAGTATTAAGTTTTACTGGTGCAACTGATGATAACAAAGGTATTAAGGTACATCGTTTTAGTGTAGATGTAGTGTCTATTGAAAGCGATGATGAAACAAAGATTGATGAGCTAATAGCTTCACAACCTGAAGAGATAGGATGTACGGTAATCACATTAGATGAATTTAAAACAGCTGTAGAGAGTTCAGCTCAAGTAAAAAGAATTTATGATGTTTCTGCATTAAAATTATCTTCTATTCTAGTAGATATAAAAAAAAAATATCCTCTTGAAGAGCGTGAAACTTGGTCTATTCAAAAAGAAGAGGCTCTTAAATATCAAGTTAGTGGAGATGAAGCAGATGCACCATTTTTAAAAGTATTGGCTACTGCTGATAATGATACGGTTGCTAATTTTGCAACTTCTATACTTGAAAAGAATAATTTGTTTACTGAAGCTAGTGCTTATGCATTAAGTGAAAAGAGAAGAGTACAAGCCGAGCTATTAGCCGAGTTTGGAATAATTTAATAAAAATAGGAGCTTAATATGGCTGGTGTAAAAGTATTAAAAGTAAAAAATTTAAGTCCTACTGCTGTTGTTATTACAAGTAACACAGTTATTGGGATAGTTGGTACTGCATTTTTAACAAATGTAAGTGATAAGGTAATTGAGGGTTTAAAAGATACTACTAAAGCAGGGTTACTTCGTTTTAACAATGCTGAGGAAGCTATGGCTGAGTTTGAACATAGTAAGGGAACTCTTAGAGAAACACTTTATGATATCTATTGTCAAAATGTTAAGTCTCCTATTATTATTTCTCTAGTAGAGATCACGGAGGAGCAATCTACAAAAAGTCATATTGATTTTTATGGAGATGCAGAGATTAAGTCAGAGGTTATTAAAAAGCTAACTGCTTTAAAAATGGCAAAGACTGCATGGGCTACAAAAGTTCGTATTCCTCTTGTAGATTGGTTTACACATGATGAAACTATTTTAGATGCAGTTACTTCTTATGTTGAGGGAACTAAAACATTTTCTATTGCAAACATGAATCATAAAGATGTTGGAAATGCAATTGTGGAATTAGGAAAACTAGCAAGTGAAAGATACCTTTTAAATCCTTTTTACAGACGAGTTTGGTCTATTTTTGAAGATAAATATATTGAAGCTCCGTATGGTGGAATCATTGCAGGTCATATCGCTTATTGGGATTCTTCTTTTGGTGAGTTTGGTTCTTGCTTTGACCATGCAAACAGACCTATATTTAATATGGGAGATTGTTTAGTTCCTTTATTTTATCAAGAGGGCGAGAATAGTTGTGGTGTGAATGTTATTACTAATGCAGGTGGTTGTCTTTGTATCAATGATGAGATTATGGGAAATATTCTTTATAACTTTGAAACTCCTAAAAATACATCGGACTCACGATTTGGAAAGTTGGAGACAATCCGTTTCTTTGACTTAATAAATGAAGAGTCTCAAAAATCTTTAGTTAAACATAAACATAGACCTGTAACGGAGGTTCTTGACCTTGCTCTTGCAGACATCGAAGCATTTTTAGATAAATCTCGTAAAGCAGGTGCAACTGTTGGTTTTGAAGTTTGGTGGTCTGATAGAAATAGTGCGACTGATATTAGTGCAGGTATTTTATATATGGACTATAAGGCAGGTAACAATGTAGGTGTGAGAACAATTATCTTACAACCGAATGCAACTAGTGAGTACTACACAGTTGAAAAAAAGTAGAGGGGTAAGATATGACTAAAAATGGCTTAGGTGCTTCGGCACAGGCACTTACAGGACTTTCTGTTCTAATAGGTGGAAAAAATACCTTTGGATATACAGACGAGGGAACAAAAACTCCTGAATGGGAGTTTGAAACTGTAAATGAAGAGAGTACAGGGATTGTTAAACAACCTAAAATGACTTTAGCTTTTAATGATTTAAGTGCTACTCATATCGCTCATATATCTGCAGGGCTTCCTTTTGTACTAAAAGGAAATATTAGAGTAGATGGCGAAGATAAACCAATGCTAATTACTGCAACTGGTCAACTTCATAAAATGAGTGGAGAGATTAAAGTTGGTGATGCTGTTAAAAGAGAGTTTGAAATTCGTTTAGACCTTTACTCTGAAATGGTTGATAGTATTCCAACAGTTGTGTATTCAAGACACCCATATAATTTAATCTTAGGTGACATTATGATGGCTCCTGATTTTAGTAAAAATGTTTAAAAGGTAAGAAAATGGCAGATAAAAAGATAGTAGTTGAATACGGTAGTGAGAAAGTTACATTATCAAGATTATATCCGTTTGGAGAAACTGTAACAATGGGAGACAAAGAGGTTTCACAAATGACTGTGAATGAATCATATGGTGAAGATGATGAGATAGTTGCAAAAGGAGAAGCACAAGGAAAGCTTGGTGGCTATGTACAAATTGCTGTTTCTACAGGTATCACTTATGAAGAAGCAAAAATGTTAGCTTCTAAAGATTCTAAAAAGTTAGTGGAAGTTTTACAGGGTTTTTAAGAAAGCTTGGAGGTTCAAAGACCGATAAGCTAGAAGCCTACTCTTTAGTGAGTGAGTATTTTCTTTTGTCCGTTAAAGAGCAAAAGAAAATACCAATAAAAGAGTGGATTGACTACTACAATGTAGCAATCAAAAAACACAAGCAAAAGCTTGAAATTATGAGTTTAAATCGCTCATAACTCCCTACTCTGAAAAGTGTGTAGGTTGGCGAAGCTGTAAAAAATAAAACAAAAAAAAAGGAGTCATATTATGGCTACAGCACTAAAATCAATCAATGAAAAAGAAGCAAGAGAGGCAGTTCATGCTTCACTTACAGCAGATGGTATTAAAGTTACAAAAACTTTAGTTGACCAAGTTATGGATAAAGCTTCTGATTTATCTTTCAATGCACTTGTTGCAGGTTCTGCACTTAAAATCCAAGGTCTTGGTTCTTTAGAAGTTCGTCCTCATGTTGAGAGAAATTATAAATTACCTGATGGAACTACTGGAACTGCTCCTGCAGGTTTTCATGTTAAGTTTGTGGAGAGTGACAAACTTATTGAAGCTATGAATGCAGATGTTGAAGCATAAGTTTTAAACTTCTAAGCAAGAGGTCATTTCCTCTTGCTCTATCTCTTTTTAAAATTTAAAATATGTAATTCCCCCTGGTACTTTAGATTTTAAAAATAGATATACAAATTTTTATAAGGGTTTAATTATGGCAGGTCTTGGTTCTGTAAGTCTTAACATGTTTTGGTCACCTAGTATTTCTGGGTCAAATTTTTTACAGGCAAGTATGGGGAAAATAAACACTTATGCTACAAAATTAAATAAAGTTAATATATTAGGTGCTACAAAATTCCCTCTTCTTAATAGAAATATAAAACAGCTTCAAGGGCATTTAGGTCATATTAGAACTCAAACTGCAAAGATTAGTGCTACTCCAATACGATTAGATATTAAGACTTCAAGAACGAGTTTAAAAGAGGCTCGAAAAGATATGACTGCTATTGAGCATGATGCTAAACAAGTTGCTTTTTGGACTAAAAAAAGTTCTGAGAATTTACAAAAAGGTGCAAGAGTTTCTAAAGTAAATACACCCAAGCCATCTCAAGTGGGAAGTGGAGCAATGGTTGGTGCAATAGCAACTGCTACAGTTATGACACTTCCTTTTAAAGCAAGTATAGAGTTTGAAAGTTCAATGGCTGATGTTAAAGCACTCACTAAAAATATTACAGCAGAAGATTTTATTCTTCTAACAGCTAAGGCTAAAGAACTTGGTTCAACAACAGAGTGGTCGGCTTCACAAAGTGCAATAGGTATGACATACCTCGCAAAAGCTGGATTTGATACTAAACAACAATTAAGTGCGATGAATGGTGTTCTAGGTCTAGCAACAGCTGGTAGTGTTGATCTCGCAACAAGTAGTAATATAGCATCAAATATTTTAAGTGGTTTTGGAATCAAGGCTGAAAATATGGGTAATGTATCAGATGTACTTGCTAAAACTTTTACAACATCAAATACAGATTTACAGATGCTTGGCGAAACAATGAAATATACTGCACCAATAGCAAGTGGTTTAGGAATAGGTCTTAGTGAAGTTTCGGCACTTGCTGGTAAGCTTGGTGATGTTGGTATTCAAGGTTCTATGGCTGGTACAAGTATTAGAACTATGTACACAAGATTATCAGCACCACCAACCGAAGCAAGAAAAGCAATGGATGCTCTAGGTTTATCCGTTTTTGATGCAAAGGGTAAATTTAGAGGTATGCCAAACATCATAGGTCAACTTAATAAATCTATGGTTGGAATGAGTGATGGAGATAAAACAGCTAAGTTAAAAGCACTATTTGGAATGGAAGCTTTAAGTAGTGGTATAGCACTTATGAAAGTTGGTAAAAGTGGTTTACTTGATTATCAATCTACTTTAGAAAATTCGGCAGGTACAACTAAAAAAATTCAAGATATTAAACTAGCAACGACAAGTGGTCAGTTCAAGCTGTTAAGTTCAGCGATGGAAGGTCTTAGTATCTCAGCTACAACGGGACTACTTCCAGCAATCAATTATGTATCAAATATTTTAACATCAACTGCTACAAAACTTGATGCATTCACAAATAAGTTTCCAACTGCTTCTAAGTGGATTTTTGGATTGGGTACTGCATTTGTAGTTGGTGCTGTTGCTCTTGCTGGTTTTGGATTTATAGCAAGTGGAGTTGGTGCAGGTTTAGCACTTTTAGCATCTCCTGTAACAGCGATAGTTTTAGGTGTTATGGCGATTGGTGCAAGTGCTGTTTTTCTTTATAAGAAATTTGAGATTGTAAGAAGTTCTGTAGATGGTTTTTTTAGTGGTTTAATGAGTGGAATTAATCCTGTATTAACAGGATTTACAACTATTTTTAGTGATATAGGTTCTAGTATAAGTGGCATTTTTAGTTCCACAGTACCTATATTTTCAGCGATAGGAACTGTTTTAAATGCCGTAGGAATTAATTTTAAAAATGTTGGCTCAATCATTGGCACAGTCTTTAGTATTGCATTGTTCCCTATAAGAATGGTGTTTAAAGCTATTGGTTGGGTTCTAAGTGCAGTTAATGGTTTGTTTAGTGGTTTTATAAGTGGAATTACACCTGTAGTCACTCAAATTGGTGGACTTTTTGGAATGGTTAAAACTAGCTTTATGGGTCTTTACAGTTCTGTATCTCCTATCATTTCAGCAGTTGGAAGTGTACTAAGTTTTGTGGGTGGAATTGTTGCAGGTGCTTTTAGTCTTATGCTCACACCATTTAAGATGATATTTAGTGCTGTTGGTTGGGTTTTATCTTCTATTGGTGTTAGTTTTGAGAGTGTAGGAAGTGTTTTTAATAGTGTAGGCTCTGCTGTTGCAGGTGTTTTTAGTGTGGTTTTATTTCCTATAAAGATGGTTTTAGCAGTTATAAGTTCTGTTCTTGATATGGGAAAAATGGTTATAGATGGATGGATGCTTATCGGTAAAACTGCAGGTGCTATATTTGGTGGAATTGTAAATATTATTAAATCTCCGTTTGTGTCATTTTTTAGTTGGATAGAGTCAAAGTTTAAAGCTATTTTAGGCTTAGTTGATAAGGTTAGAAATATAGCTTCAAGTGTTAAAAATGTAGGTTCAACAGTTGTTAATGGAGTTAAAGATAAAGCTTCAAGTGTTTGGAGTGGTACTAAAAACTTTTTTGGATTTAATGAATCTAAGAAGCCACAACCTGCAATTAATAATGTAGCATTTACAAAAGTTTCAAAACATACACCATTAGAATCTACTAAAACAGTTGAAAATGTAGTGGCTACTCAAGAGATTTTTTCTCTAAAAGAGATACCACTTCAAACTTTACCGATTGAGAGTGTGTCTGATGTGACTGCCAATCAAATAAGTGAGACAAAAACTCTTATGCAAAATAATAGTAATAGCAATAAGGTAGTTACTCAAACAATTACAAATCAGATAACTATTCACTCTCCAGATGGTTCAGTTGATGAAGATGAGTTATACGAAAAAATGGTGAGAATAAATCGCAGAATTGCAGATGATGAAAATGATATGCAAATGCAAGATGTATCTTAATACAAAGGAAAATAATGGAAGTAAAGAAAGGACATAGTACTGAAAATGTAAAAACATTTTCAGATAATCACAATAAGCATAAAATTGTAATTGAGACTTATGGGAAACCATATAAAGAGAGTAGAGCTATATTTGAAGCAAGATTGACTCGTGGTGAGTTAACAGCTGTTTGTGATTTTATTACAAAGAATTTTGAAAATGATGGGAGAAAATAAAATGAAGAAAATAATTTTAATGATGTTAATAGTGGCTTCACTATTTGCAAATGAGTGGCAAGAAGCAAAAGTTAAGTATGTGATAGATGGTGATACTTTGATGTTGCAAAAAGGTAGTTCAAAACCTTTTAAAGTTCGTATCATCGCTGTTGATACTTTTGAAACAAAGATGAATCATAGAGTCTTTAAACAGTTGGAAACTTTGAAGATGATTCATCCTAATAATCCACAACACAAAGATAAATATTCACATACTATTAAAAAAGTTTTAAGCCTAGGTTTTAAAGCAAAAGATTTTATTTCTAATAGATATTTAGGGAAAAAAGTAAAATACCATGCTTATGGAAAAGATAGATATGGTCGAGAACTCGTTTGGATTGATGGTCTTAACTTTGCATTAGTTCGCAATGGTTGGGCTGTTTATTTTCCAAATAATCAAATTAGTAAAGATAGAAAAAAATATCTTTTGGAATTGAGCAAAGATGCAAATCTTCATAAAAGAGGAATTTATAAAAGGTTTTAATTATGGATAATTTAGAGGTTCTAACAAATGGCTTATCTATGGGTAAGCTTGGAGAGTTTTCTTTTTATATGGATAAAAATGAATATAAAAAAATCTCTAAAACATTAACTGCTACACATGGAAGTTTTAAACCTATTAAAGGTCAAGAGCGAATTAGTGATAGCGGTGGATATTCACAAACTTTATCTCTCAATGGTGTTTTAGTTGTTCAACCACTAGATGCCTTAAAAACTTTAGAAGATTATTTGATAGCTCGTGAGCCTATTCGGTTTACTACTTTAAATGATGATATTGAGATTTTATTTACTTCTTTGAATATCACTCAAGAGCATTTTATAGATGATGGAAATTACACGGTGCAAACTTATAATCTTTCTCTAAAAGAGGTTTATGATGAAGTATTATAAATGTAATGATGGAGATAGAATTGACTTGATAGTGCTTAAACATTATGGAGATTTGAAACACTTAAATGATGTAGTGAGTGCAAATAATCATCTCTGTAAAAAGCCTTTGATTTTAACATCTGGAGAGATTATCGAGCTTCCAGATTTTAATGTGTCTCTGCTGCAAGATAAAAGTGTGACTGATCAACCTAAAAAGAGAGTGCCATTATGGTAGTTGATGTAATAGAACTTACAATAGATGGCGAAATTGTAGCGATTAAAAATGTACTAAGTTTATCTTTTAACGATAGTGCAGGTGTTAAATCGGACAAAGTGAGTTTAAAAGTTTTACCAAACTTTTCTAAACCTACACCAAGTACAAAACTAGAGCTTATCTTTAAAACTCTTCAAAATGGTGAAGTGATAGAAGAGCTAAATTGTGGTTTGTTCCATGTTCAGACTGTAACAAGAACGAATAATAAGGCTCTTTCAATTTCGGCTACAGGTGTTGAGTTTAATGATAAACAAAAAGAGAAAATATCTCATCATTATGTTGATACTAAACTCTCAAGTATCGTCAATATTGTTGCTGATAGATTAGGGCATAAAGTTAAATTTCAAACTGCAGACCCTCAAATAAAATCACTTAATCAAACTAATGAGAGTGACATCAATTTTCTTGAGAGAATATCTAAAAATTACAATGTTCTGTTTTCAATCAAGAACGACTTTATATATTTTGTGAATAAAAATGATGAGGCTTTACCTGTAAGCAAGATTGATGTGAGCTTATGCAGTAGTTCTTCTTTGAAGCATTCCACGAAAACTTATTATAAGAGTTGTGAGGCTTCGTTCCATTCAATAGATGAAGCAAAAATCTTAAAAGTTACGGTTGGCGATGGTACACCTGTAATAAAAATACAAAGTGCTTACAAGGATGAAGATGATGCCAAGTTAAAAGCTCAAGCAAAGTTAGACTCAATCAATAAAGGCACGGTTAAAGGTTCTCTCTCTCTAAAAGGGCAATCAGTTTATGCAGGTACTAAAGTTGAGTTATTTAACACTTATGAGGGCGAGGATGATGGTTTATTTAGTGTTGAGAGTTGCACTCATGCTTATAGTCATGGGAACGGTTGGACTACTTCGGTAGAGCTAGAAAATTAAAAGGGGGTTTGAGTGAAAATAGGATTTAAAGAGAGTGAAATTTTGTTAAGTGTTCCAACATCTGGAGACTTGAGAACTACTAAGTCAGAGCTAACTTATTTTACCGTGATAGTTAGAAAACAGTTGATTTTAGTTCCTGTAGGGATTGAAACAGATTTAGGAAGTATCCCTGCTATTTTGCAGGTCTTTTTTCCTAAAGATGGCAAGGCTATGTTTGGCTATATCTTGCATGATTATCTGTATAAAATAGGAATGTTTAGTAGAGGTCAGAGTGATGATATTCTTGAAGAGGCTATGGAGTCTTTAGGTGTAGCTTGGTGGCGAAGAAAGTCAGTAAGAGGTGGTTTAAAAGTTGGTGGCTGGGTAGCTTGGAATAAACATAGAAAAGGATTGAAATGTACAAAATAATAATTTTAATAATGGCAATGATAGTGATGAGTGGGTGCAGTACAACATACGGTACAGGTAAAGTTATCTATACAGGTGCAAAAGCTGCATATATATCTTTAGAGATTGAGAATGAAAATGTAGAGCGAATTGATAATGTGCTTGTGATTTATGATGAAGTTAGAACCTCAGTTGTTGGAGAGGTGGAGCGACAAAAAAAGCAAAAAAGAGTGAGTGTGAACTCTTCGCAAACTCACGAGTAATTGGTGTGAAGTGCTGGTGGTAAAAAATGGCTTATAAAAAAGGTAAAAGAACTATAAAAAAGCTTTCAATGGCTAATCATAAATTTACTCTTCTAGTAGATGAAGTTCTTAATTATATGGATATTGGTGTTTATGAGAGTTCTCGTACTTTGACCAGACAAAGAAAGATGTTTAGAAAAAAACTATCTCAACTTGATGGAGTCAAAAGAAAGTCAAAACATCAAATTAGTGCAAAGTTTCCAAAAGCTAGAGCTATTGATTGTTTTCCGTATGAGAAAGGTCATAACTCGTTTGATGGCTCGGATAAGAGTAAGTTAATGTTTTATGAAATGAATTGGCATTTTTATAGAGCAAGTGTAAAACTAAAGATACCTATAAAACAAGGTTTTCTTTGGAGTTTTAAAGATAGTCCTCATCAAGAATTAGCTTGATTGAGTAACTTCTACTTTCACTATTCCGTTTTGAATAGCGAAGTAAACGATCTCGACAATTTCCTCTTTAGAGATAAGAACCTCTTTTTTAGCGAAGAGATTATTAATGTCAAAATTGATATGTGTATGCTTATCCATTAGAATAACTCCTCTGCCCATTTTTCGCATTTTTCTTCAAACTTCTCAAATAGTGTTGTTGCTGTTTTTATTACTTTTGCCATAATATTCCCTTTAGGATATAATACGGAATGATTTAAAATGACCGACCAAGTTTTTTTAAATTCCGTAATTGGTTAGCTCTCACGAGCGACTGATTATCTCCTTATTTTTAAATTCCTTTAACTCTTTTTACCGTTTATTTCATAATTTGAAAGAAATAGTTTTTTAGCTACTGCATTCGGAGAGCTTAACTTTTGCTCGTAATTCATTAAACTTTTTAAATATTCTAGTTGTTCATCATCAACCATAAAAGCGATTTTATTAGTTGCTTTAGATTTTCCAACTGTTGGGCGACCTGCTTTTTTCAACTGGTCCGTCACACCACTTTTTAAATCTTTGTGTTCTTGAGCCTTTGCATCCGCACCCTCAAAAGTATTGATATGGTCTTGCTCTAGTGCCTCATCCAGACTTAGTTTTTTCTTTGCCATTATTTTTCTCCTGTAGTTGATTTTTCTTTTAATAGAGTTTTGTATGCTTCATCATTATTTAGAATGTGTTTTAAGACATCTTTATACTCTGGAATGAAGTTTCTACCTGCATAAGCTATTCGTTTGCTCTGAGCTACTAATTCAAGTGGACTCTCTCCAAATTCTAAAGCATTTTTTAGCATTTTAGTTTTACGAAGTGGTAGCACGGTAATATCTGGAAACTTATCCTGTATCGCTTTTTGAACCTCTTTGAAATCTTGTTCATTTTCAAGTCTTGTAGCAATAACTAAAAAGTTGCTGTTAAACTTTGAAAGTTCACTAATCGTTTTAATTGCTTTCATTTTAGAATTAAGGTCGTTGATACATGGAACTATAACGATGTCACAATGTTTGATAATATCAAGTACACCTGCATCAACAAAGCCACCAAAATCATAAACTGTATCGTCTATCACTTTTAGGTTTTTAGTAATCTTCGCCATGTCTGGATAAACTAGCTCGATAACACTATCATCATTTGAAATAAGATAGTGGTCAAGCTCTTTAGCAAGTGCAAAGCTTATCGCTGTTTTACCTGCTCCTCCGTCTATTGTTGCGACTGCTAATTTCATTTATTCGCCTTTCTTAGTCATATAGTGTTCAGTAGTAACCAATCTATCTTTTTTAATCTCATGCCCTAATATGTCAGATTTGAAATCAATCTCTTCTCTATCAGTACCTTGATTTTTACCAAACTCGATGTAAGCTAGTTCTGCAAATATTTCTCGTGCATCATGGAAAGTGTAAGTCGTTCCTGTAAGTCTTTTGAATGAACGGTTAAAGATGTGATTGTACTTGCTGTTTACCTCAGTATTTTTAAGGTCTTTAGTTTGTACATCTTTTCTAAGTTGCTTGATTAGACTTACTAAGAAATCAAAGTCGCTATCTAGTGAATAAGCTTTAATTTCAGAGCCATCAACACCCTTTTTAGTGATACCCTTGTATAACCACTCTTTGCCCTTTTTAACTATCTCTAAGGTCTTTAAAATCTCTATACTTCTACGACCTGTAGTAAGTGCTAGATAAGAAGCATATAAGTAAGCTCTAGCTTGAGCAGGTTCTTGTTGTTTTGCTATTGGTATGCCATTGTTCTTATAATCAATAGCTGTTGCTTTAGCTCCAAGTTTCATTACTTTTTCAATATTCACTTTTAACTCTGAAATGATACTTTTGATTTGCTCTGCATCAAATACCTCTTTGTCCTCTAAGTTGTCTAAAACCTTTTGAGTATCTGCTTGTTTGATACGGTCATATACATCTGCAGGTACACTAAACAGTTCAAGAGCTAAATCTTGATACTCATCATTAACATCTTTAATGACATTTCTCATGTCAGCATAGTATCGTGCTACTGTTTTGATTTTACGACCACCCATCCAACAATATGGGATAAACTTAGTAATAATGGTTAGTGTTTCTCTTTTGCTTTCACAATTAAGTAACTCTTCTTTAAACAACTCTCTAACATCTTTTAAACTTGATACACCGTAAAAGATTTTAACAGTCTCTTCGTGAGTCTTTTCCTCTTGTGGTAGGTTGTCTTTTATAGCTTGTTTTACTTCGCTATCTATCCCACTTAAAACCTCATCGGCTATATCTGAGCTATCAATGTCATTCGTTACACATCTATCTTGGTCTCTTACATCTTCTCTTAGGTCTTTAACCTCATCTGTAAGTAGTTTAATCATCTTAACAAGCTCTGCATTGTCAGCAGATACCTCAACCGTTGGTTCTTTGAATAAATCCCACTTCTTTTCTTTAGCAGTCATTATATTGAAGATTTTATTCTCATTGTCAACTATTTGACCCTCTTTATTCATTGAAATAAATTTATTTTCATCCCATATAGAGGCTCTAACCTTATCTCCACCCATTAACTTAGTAAGTGCTGTGTTCTTAACCATAATCGCTCCCTTAATTTCTTTTTTAATCGCTAACTGTTGAAATTATACACTAATAAAACTTAAATTAATATAATACTATACACACTATTACAATATTATAACAATATATAAAAGCTTACAAAATCGGATTAAGAGAATAAATATATAAGTATAATAGTATATATAGAAAAGATTTTTTTCTTTTATTGTAAATGAATTAAAGAAACCTATTTGCAAATGAAGTTTATCATAAAAAAGCTTAAAAACAAAT